TCTTTATCTTGACTTGTAATGATTTGTCAAAGGTTTCTCCTTGGCTTCAATCTCGATGCCAAGTGCGAACATTCGCACCGATTGACGAAAAACAAATGATGCAAAGGCTTGAAACAATTGAAAGTAAGGAGGGAGTTGAATCTAACCCCGACCACTTCGGTATCATAGCAAGTTCTAACCAAGGTGACTTGAGGAATGCTATCAATACACTACAAGCATATCACTCACTACCTGTCGAAGATAGAACAGATTTTATTCTCTCGCTTCAAGAACCGCCACTGAATAGTCACAGGGTTCTCAAGTTGCTTTTCAAGGAGAAGCAGGTCGAAGAAGCAGTTAAAATGATTGAAGGCGAATACAATCTACGCAAGACGATAGATGCGATATTCCGCTATGGTATAGATTCCTCCGCAGAACCACATAACAAAATGAGACTTGTTGATGCGTCAACACAGGCTCACCGTGATTTGATTATGGGTGTCGAACCGCATTATGTGGTTTGGGATTTTTGTAGAAGGTTGGCGGAGTGAAACAGTTTATATACTGGCGATATAGAAGGTAAAAATGAGGTAATAACTATGGTTGATATAGATACTATGATTGGTAAAATTAGTAAGAATATTGGTTGCACAGAAGATGCACTCCGTTCACGAATGGAGTCCTTCCTTGCAGAACAAAGGAACACATGGCTTGACAGTGGACTGTCGGAAGAGGATTGTAACATCAAGGCTCTACGAATGGTTGGTCGTCAAATCAAATCGGAAAACGACAGACTATCCCGAAGCGGTGCTACTGTCTACGAAGGTATGTTCCTTAGCGTTCCAAGATACAAGGACTGGGCTGAACTTGCTTACAAGAAAATGGCTACACAAATTGCGAATGCACCCGAAGAAGTGATTGATGGATTGGTTGAACAAGGCATTGTTACTCTTTACGAAGATAACAATGACGGCACATTCACCAAGAAATACAACGGCTATCTTGCTCGTGGTGAGGACTTTGACACCGATGTTTCTTCAACAGAAATTGCGGCACTACCAAAGAACACTTACGAAGCAACAGACGGAATTCATTTCCACTTGGTTTGGGACAAAGTAAGCCCGACATTCCCATCGGGAGACAAGAACTTCAAATACGGCAACGCTCGACCTTTGAGCGAGAAAGACCGTTCCTGTATGTTCTTGGGTCGTGCTAATGGCGGTGAAGTCGGACTTCACACATTCCGTTTCAGTGGCACTCTTGCAGAAGAACAATTCCCTGCATTCGTAGCAGGTAGAATTGCTATGCGAAGTGGACGAGGTGATGTCGCATGGGGTAAAGCAGGTGTCTCTACTTTCTACCGTGACGACTCTATCCAACAAATTTTCAGCGATGCACCCGACACTATCATTCAAGGAGTTGATGGTATCGAGTTCCTCAGCGAAGGTCTACAACAGATTCGTTCCTATGTAGAAACTCTTGATGACAAAACACGATGGGACGCACTTGCTTCTGCCCTTACAGAAGTAGTCCACATTGACCCAAGAGACAACGGAGGTTACATTGTGACCGTAGGCGACCTTGATATTATGTCTACTGCGGGAACTGTTGACATCTATGTGCCTGCTTCTCATGAGCAGTATGTGGACTTCTCGGTTGGTAGCACACTGCTTGTTGTAGGACAACCTTACATCAGCCGTGACGATGAAGCACGACTCTCAATCACTGGTTGGTGGTGTGCAGAATCTATGGCACTATCAAGCCCACAAACCGATGACGGAGGTTGGGACTGATGGCGTGGGCTAACTCCAAGCAAGCGGTAGAGCAGTCAACCGTAGTCAAATACGGTGCTGACTACTACCGTGAGCAGTTCAACAAAAAAAGGCAGAACCATGCCCCAATCCGAATGGCGTTGGTCGGCAAGGAAAACACCACTAAGACTGGGACTGCCTGTGACCTCGCTTTGAAGCACACTGATAAGCGAATCATTATCATTGACTGTGACAACTCGGCTCAAAACACGGTGGATTACTTGCTATCCTCCAAGGTAAAAAATGCTGACAAAATCGAAGTCATTCCCATGATTGACGAACTCGATGAGGCGATGTGGGACGAAGAAAACAACTGCAACTGGAATGCAGTAGTTGACAAACTTGAATGGTTCATCTCGATTATCGGTGAGCAAAGTGACGACATCGGGGCAGTCATCTTTGATGGTGGCTCTACATTCCTCAAGTGGTGCGAGTTCATTATGACCGAGCGACTCATCAACCGAGGCGTGATTCAAGAAGAAGGTGACAACTTCAATCAAAAAGAGTGGCGTGAGCGAAACAAGATTTTCAAGAGCGTTCTCAACCGATTGACTGCTCTACCTATCCCCTATGTGTTCTTTACTTTCCACTTGAAAGACAAGAAGCAATACATGGATATTGGTAACGGCACTAAGGCTATGATGAAAGTAGGCGAGGTAGTTGACTGGGTGGATAGCACTCAGCGATTCGTAAGTCAACAGATTTTCTTGACCCGATACACCAAGAAAGGTGACAAGGCGGCAGGCGTTGAAGCCGACAAGAACTTGGCAGAAGGCGAGTTCGTTATCCGTGGCGTAGTCGAAGAAATGAAAGGTAAGAACATGGAACATCTCGGCAAATCCTACGACATTCTTAGAGTCAAGGGCGAGAAGGTTGAATGGAACGGTATTCCGTTGGAGTGGTGAGCATGGACACACTACAATTAGCAGAAGCGGTTGTTAAGCAATCGGAGTTAATCATCTCCACTTTCGAGGCGATTACTAAAAGGCTTGAAGAATTGGAGTCAAGAATTGCCGACACTGAAAACGCTCTCGATGATGTTGACGATAATGGGAAGTTGTATAAGGCAGTTGTCGAACTACAAGACGAAGTAGCAAAAATGAATCCCGATGCGATGCTGATACACAGAATGTGGTGAGTCTCATGAAGGTGAATAATAAGATACTGAGTCATCTGTTATCTGCCACTTCAAGAGAACAATTCATCAACGGTAAAAATCAACAACAGGTTAGTAGTTGTGTATTGAATCTAAAAGATTCAGTCCTCCAAACTATCTGCATAGTCAAGGACGGCAAGACCAGTCTCTCAAGATTCTCATGCAAAGTGGACGAGCAGAAAGACGATACTATCCCTGTTCCCGATATTGATAGACTAAATGGTGTTCTCAAGTATCATGGAGAGACAGTGACACTGACTTTCAACAAAGAAAAAGACTCAGTGCTTGTCAAGTCCTCTAACAAACAGACTACTCTTGTTGGTGGTTTCAACTCCAAGGCTTACGAGAACAGTAGAGATACTCTCGCCCAAAGAGAAGAACAGGCTATCGAAAGGTCTAAACAAATCAAAGGCGACACTTACATTGTTAAAGACGGTGAGCAAATCAATCCGTTCTTTACTGCTGAGATAGAATCTTCGGTGCTTTGGGACGCTCTTAGATGCGATGGAATCAACGGGCAGAAGTTAAACCGATACAGATTTGACTTCGACGGTAGCGAGTTATCTGTTTCTGTTGGCGACCATTTCAAAGGTATGACCACCAGTATTCTGTGCGACGAGTATTCGGGTGATGACTTTACTGCTGAGTTTGAAGGTGGATTAGAAAACATCATCAAGCATTACAGTGGTAAGGTTAAACTGTCATTCCTTGACTTCTCGGAATACAATCAAGGGACTCGACTGATACTGAGTTTTACTAACGGTGACTGGGTATTTCAAGCGGGGGTATTGTGACGAATCGAGATAATGACTTTCATGTTTTCAAAAACATACCTTCGTTTACTGTCGAAGAAGTAGAAGCAGTGATTCGTGGTCATGTCCTTGAAGATTGGCTCTACTCCAACAGGAGAAAGGGTCAACTATACTGGAAAATAACCATGTTATGCGTTTTGCATTACGACTTTGAAGAAGGTGAGAAGTTTACCAATCACGACATAAAAGATTGTGTAGTGAGAAGAAACGGTAGAGTTCTTAGAGTATCTAACGAAAGGATTGCGGCATTTATGAAGTTCATTTGTGCCAAAGACCCAAACTACGAGAAACTCGGTAGATATGTTTTGGGAGAAAGCGGAGTCGCACAAACAGTGTATTTGAAGAAAGGTGAAGAAGATGAGATATGAATGTATGGATTGTGGTCATGTAGGATTTATTGTTCTTGGTAGTAATTCTATTATCAAGGCAGAACCTACTAAGATAAACACGACTTGTCCCCAGTGCAGTTGGGTCAATCAAATAGTAATGCAAATCAAGTGTAGAAATGAGTCATATCGTGACAAGAAGTGGCTTCAACAAAAGTATGAGAAAGACGGACTTTCCATGCAGACTATTGGGGACTATTGCGGTGTGAGTGCTATGACTATCCACATTTGGTTAAACAAGCATGGTATTGAGACTCGAAAGCGTGGTTACAACAAGAACTAAATACTGACGATAATAGATTGTTTGATATGATTGTTTCACACAAGAATGGCAGAACAATATCGGTAAGGTATCGTGACCCCGAAACGCTTGAGCGTAAAGAGGAACTGATTACTCGACACCCCTACTGTTTTGTTGACAAGAAACCTTCCGATACCTACGGTATCATCGTAGATGATGAGAAATACGAAGGTGTTTACGGAGAGGAATTGACGAAGGTTTCATTCCGAACCGATTATGATAGGTCGGAATGGGTCAAGCATTACAGGGGTTCGACATGGGAGGCTTCAATGCCTTTCGCTAATCAAATACTCAATGATAGAATCCTTGAAGGAGAAGAACCATTCCCCAACTACGAGCATAGGGTTTGGTATCTTGACGGTGAATGGAAACAGGAATCGGGTGAGATAACTATACTTACTGCTTTGGATTCATATACAGGCAAAACATACACATGGCTCACCCACCCCGAAGTCAAAGCGGGAATGGTGAATTCTATACCATGTAAAAATCACCCCGATGGGTTACAAGAAGTTGTCTTTGACCCTCCCGCTAAAGCATTTGCTAACGAGAGGCAACTACTTGCTGATTTTGCGGCTCACATGAAGAAACAAGACCCCGACATCATAGCAGGTTGGTATGTTGTTGACGCAGATATTTACCAAATCTGCACGAGAATGCGTAGGAATGGACTGAAACCCGAATCACTATCCCCTCTCAACAAACACATCTACAAATACAACTGGTCGGACAAGCGTTGGAATCAACCCATCGTAGCCCGTATCTGTTTTGATTTGATGGTGGCGTTCAAGAAACTGTGGACGATAAAGAACGGGCAACTCGCAGGGCAGAAACTCGATGACATAGCAGATTTTGTTTTGGGAGAACGCAAAGTTCCTCTTGAGGACGGTCATGACACCTACTACACTGACATAGGAACTTATGTGGACTACAATCGCCAAGATGTGAGGCTTCTGCCTAAACTTGACGAAGTAGTAAATGCCACTGGGTATTTTACATCACTGCAACATCTAATTCAATGCGAAATAGAGACTACTCCTTTGACTACACTACCTGCTTCTTGCTTGTTCATTCAAGACCAAGAATTCGACCTACGAATACCCGACAAACCAAAGTTTGCTAAGGTTGATTATACGGGTGCTGATGTGCAAGATGTCGAGGCAGGCATCTATCACAACATGGCTATCATGGATATTAAAGCGATGTATCACTCAAATGTGAAACTACACAATATTTCGTGGGACACGATAGATGAGAACGGTATTGATTGCGGCAACGGAACTAAATTCACAAAGGATAGAAGCGGGTTGCTCGGCAGGGCTATGGATAAATTGACTGTCAAGCGTAACGAATACAAAGCGTTGATGAAGCAGGCTCTTGCAGATGGCGACATGAAGGCTTACAAGAAGTATGACGGTAGCCAGTTTGCTACTAAGTCAATGGTCGCCTCCCTCTACGGTGTGGCAGGCGATTCTAAGTATGGTATGTATCACCCCGACATCGCTTCTGCTATCACATTCACATCGAGACAAACACTATATCGTCTGCGTGATGAGTGCAACAGTCGAGGCTACCCAGTGAGATACGGGCATACCGATTCTATTTTTTGTGAAGTCCCTACTGCCGAAGAGGGTCTTGAGTTGGTAGCCGAAATCAACAAGGCTATGCACCCTATCGAAACTGAGTTTGAAAAGTGGTGCGAATCAATGATTCTCAAGGCTAAGAATCGCTACGCAGGTAAAGTCACATGGACTGATGGCAGATACCATGACCCCGACTACTACTACAAAGGCTTGGAACTCAAACAGGCACGAATGCCGAAGGCTATGAAGCAAAGTATGGATAGCATACTTCGTGCAATCCTCGACGGTAAACACCAAAATGAGATTGATGATTTGGTTTGTTCTCTAATTAGACAAGGTGTTGACGGGGATATGGGCGAAGATTTGCTAATGATTGGCAAACTCAAGCGTCCACTTTCTTCATACAAGACACTAAGCGGTGCTACCGCAGGCGTGGTGTGGGCTAAGAAACATCTCAACCGTTCTTATGAGGTTGATGAAGCATTCCTAACTGCCGTGAACAAGCAAGGGCAGTTCATGGCTTTCGATTCGCTCGATTCAATCAAGGGCGTAAGCGAAGTTGATTGGTCGGAGATGACTGAAAGATACATTGTCAAGAAGGCTTGTGATATTTACGAACTGGTCAATTGGGACACACAAGTTTTATGGAACGCCCACCGAGGCATAAGGAATGTGGAATGGATTTAAATACTGGCGTGATAGGTGTTTAAGTATGGCAAACAAAAGAAAGATGACAGGAATGGAATTGACACAGGCAGTAGCACAACTCGGTGCGTCTGTTCAAGCATTGGGGCAAGCAGTTGCTCAAGATATGGGGCAGATTATGGGCGTGTTGTCGGGCTTACTACAACACATGGGCTTGATTGAAGAGTTCAAGTGCGGTTCATGTGGCAGTGATTTGAGTTATCCTAAACTCGAAGGTATCACTGCCCCTACCAAGTGTCCCCATTGTCAAAGCGATTTGACAGAAGATATTCCAAGAGAAGAAGAATGATTATTAAACAAACGGTGCGTGGTGTTGAACATGGTTAGAGTTTTACTACTTAAGGACGATGAAAAACTCGTTGAAGAGGCTCTTACCCACACAGGTAAGAGGGACATCTATCTCGCTATGGACGAGAATGTCGAAAACAGATTCCGAATCGAAGCACTCGGTCTTGACCGATACGCTCTCGTCGGTGCTGATGTAGACCATTCAGCATACGATGTAGTTCTCGGAGGCTCAAAACCCGCACCAAAGAAAACATACGGCAAGAAATCTAAGAAAGAGGAACTTGCCGCAGAAGTTGAGGCGGTAGCAGATGAGTCAAGTGAAGAAATACTCGAATGAGTGGTATAAGATACACGGTCAAGAATTCGGGCATACAAACCCGATAAAAGCGGCACAGGGAGGCTACCCTGTTCGTTTGTCTAAATCATCGTTTATTCAATACGATTCTTGTCCCCGTAAATACTGGTGGAATGCCGTAGCAGAAATTAGAGAACCCCCTACTCATTACATGGTTCACGGAACTGCGGTGCATAGAGCATTGGAAAATGCTTATGGTAACTGGGATAAAGAGGACGAGAAACCTACTGAACTGTTGCCACTCGCCCTAAAGGATTGGGAGGCTGACGGTCATCATGTCCCCCATCAACATTGGGACGATGACCAAAAGACTACCTATGAGATGTCTGTCGAGGCTTTGATGGAACTTGAAGAAGAACGACTTAAGCGTTGGGGATTAGAAGGCTTCTCCCCAGTGGAGTTTGAAGTAAAGCATACTATCAAACACCCCGAACATAATGTCATTTTGGTAGGTATGATTGACGGTGTGCTTCGACACCCCGACGGCTCTCTTGTTATTGCTGAATTGAAAACTGGTAAGGCTACCAAGGGTAAATTGACAAAGACTCGCAAAGAACTGTGCTACTATCGGTATATGCTTTCGCTTCTTGGTTACGAAGAAGCAGTTTATTTCTACTATTTGTTCCCCGAATGCACTAACACGGACTTGTATCATGAGTTAGATGGTAAGAAAGGAACAGAAGTGTGGTTGGGTAATTTGCAGGGTATGGCGGTTCTTGAGAAGGTCAACACCCGTAGTGTGAATGCTATGCACAAATCCTTAAACAAGGCTTGTGAAGGTATCACTAATGGCGTTTGGGACATGAAGTGGAATGACTACTTCTGCACCGAATGGTGCGGGTTCAACCTGTCCTGTGAAAGTCAACTGCTTGGTCTTGAAGGCGACCCAACACTTTCATATACTGCCGATGGAGAGTGATTAAACATGGAATGTCCAAAATGCAAAGGAAAGGAATATGAAACTGATGCTATGATGTTGGTCATGGGTCAAGAGGGTGCAGACGAAAAAATGCTTGTGGTTCACACTTGTAAAGCAGAAGGTTGTGGGGAAAAATGGAGAGGCAAAGCCTATTGAAGTTCCCAAGAGAGATAGGGCTAAAGAGAGCATTGGTGAATCAAAAACCAGTCTACGAAAACTATGTTCGCAAACTCGGTAGGTTGTCATCATGCTACACAAGTCTATACGCTTTCAAGAATGTGGACGAAGAGGGCAAGCCCGATTACAGAACCGCTATCATAGACCGAGCGTGGTGGGACTTTGACGCAGGGGAACGGGGAGGAATCGAACTTGTCAAGCAAGATGTCGCTAAACTTATCGGGCGATTGGTGGGAGATGTGCGACTGGTCGCAACTGGACGAGGCTTCCATATCCACCAAATTTTCTCGGAATCAGTCGTAGGCGAAGAGTATCGTCTGCCGCTTGAACACTATCAACGCAGAATGGCGAAGGGACTTGTCACTCTCGATGGCGTAGGCTTCCCCGAAAAGATGACGAGAATCCCCTCAACATACAATCCAAAAAGAAATAGGTGGGCGGTGATTATTGATGCACAGGAGTTTGCCAAAAACCCCGAAAACTATCACATACCTACCACTCCTTCCCCGAAATACGAACATTTAGACCCCTTTGGTGACTGTGATACGGAAAATGGCTTTGATTTTGTATCTTGGGTAGCAGATTACAAACCTATCAAAGATGACTACACGGTAGTTGAAAGCGTAGAACTTGAAGAGGGGTTCTTGAACGCAGGCACAGTTCCACTGATGCCCTGTCTCGCTCACGCAGTCAATCAAGATAACCCGCCCCATCATGTCCGTGTTGCTCTTGTTCAGCACATGGCTGATACCTTAAGAGATTTTGCAGACCCACAGGCTATCAGTCCCGAACAAAAAAAACTCATCGAAGATGAAATTTTTGATTACATAAAGAGTTTGCATTGGTCAAATTGGAATCCTACTGTGTCAAGAAAGGGAATCAAGACGACTATGAAATACAAGAGAACACCGTCATGTGCATGGTTCGTAGCAAGAAATATGTGTGCAGGTAAGTGTTGGAGATACGATGGGACGGTAGAAACGCCTAACTAATCTGCGTTGTCTTATTAAAGAGACACAGATATGGGTATATCAATGCTGATAGTAGACGATAGAGAGAACGACCTTTTGATACACAAACTGTATTCTGTTATGGGTAAGAAGGAGAATGGCGGTCATGTTTTTGTCAAGCGTCTTATTTCTGCGGATTATATCATGGGTGAAATCGGCATTGAAGCAAAAGAGATAAACGACCTGTATCATTCTATTTTGGGTCATGGTCGAAGCAGAACAATTATGGGTCAACTAACAGACCTTGTGAATAACTTTGAAAGACCTATGCTTGTTGTCTATGGGACGAAACTCAAGCCGTATGTTAGAGGTGGAGGACGAGTCGCAATCGCAAGAGAGATGAAAAAGATGATGGCGGTTATCAAAAAGTTCAAGCAAAATCTATATCTTGCATTTCCTCAAATTCAATACATGGAACTATCCAGTATGGACGAAATGGTAGATTGGTTATCATCAATGCACCATAACATGAGAGTTAGAGGTGTCAGCACTGCTATGCCTACTGAAATAGTCAAAAGCAACAGAACCGTAGACCCAAGAGTTGCGGCTCTATCGAGCATCAACGGTGTGTCCGAAAGGGCGGCTCACGAGTTGCTTAGTGAGTTCGGCTCGCTACCGAGAATACTTCGTTCAAGGACGAGTCAAAGACAACTTATGCGGGTAGAGGGAATTGGCAGAAAGAGAGCCAAAGATATTCTGCGGTTGCGTGACCGCTATCCCGACCAACCCGACGACACTAATCAGTAAGAAAGTTGTCCCGATTGGGAACTACCGCTTACAGAACTGGTGTTGAATCTAATCTGCACATTCTTGACTGTTACTGCCGAATAAGTTGCCGTGTCATCTCCTTCGCCTGCTTGCCGAGCAATAGATACTTTGATAGTGTTACCTGCGATGTTAGCACCACTCAAAGAGCCACTGAAAAGAACTACACTGCCGTTTGTTGACGAAGTAACTGTGTAAGGTTCAAGCGTAGAACCTGCACCAGTTTCTAAACATTGAACTTTGCAGAAGAGAACCGCAGTCCCAGTCGAAGTCATTTCGACACGACCAGTAACGGTGAATGTGTCGGACTGAGTAGCGGGCGGCACTGGCACTGAGATACTGTGGGACGAATAAGATGTGGTGTCGTCGGTAGCACCTGCAAATGATATACCGTCTGCATCGGTGTTGGCATCTCCACCTTCGGCACTCATTGTCACTCCGTATGCACCATCAGTGTTTTGTGGTGCGGCAGAAGGTTTCTTCTGCCCCAAAACTGCAAATCCACCACCAGTCATGCTATCGTTATTGAACTCCATGACACCCTTCATTTGCTTGAGCATATTCGGTGAAATACTGTTGTTGCCAATGTTTATTGCGTTACCAATGTTTGCAGTGATGCCGTCGGGAACACCAGTTCTCCTTGATGGATTATTGATGATTGTAAGTTCTGCGTTCGGGTTTGAATTGGTGAATCCGTCACCCCATGAACCGTGACCACCCCACTGTCCGTTGTAACTTCTACCGTTGTTAGTGCTTGAACTTACATCTCCTTGACCTACACCAAAGCCCGAATGACTGCTTCTTGTTTTCTTGCTTGAAGGGGGGACGATGTAAGACATGAATCCTTTAGCGGCTCTTGATACATCACGCTCAAGAGTCAATTCAACGGATTCTCTATCAGCACCGTTTACAGACCAAGAGATGTTTTGTATTTGCATAGCCTCGTTATTGAAAGAAAACACTGAATCCGTCAATGTCAAAGATGTAGCAGGGACGAAGTTAATGTCGTCGGTTATGTGTAGTCGAGGTGCATACCATTCTGCTCTCAAGTTCCAGTAATCAGCATCACCGAATCTTCTTGCACCGAGAGGGAATATGCTATCTGTATTGTATGAAGAATATCCAATAAGCCAAGTGTGAGCATTCTTATGAAGATTTGAAGTCCCGCACCGAGTCCTTAGCAACGCTTTGAGATACTCATAGTTTACAGAAACAACAATTCTTTCATTTCCTGTTTGGTTCGTCCAGTATGAAGCGGGGATTGGTAGTTCGTAGAATCCGTTCGCATCAATCGTAGTGGTGCTTAGATTGTCTGTTACAATCGCTTGAGCCTCAAAGGTGCTACTGTCGAACTCCAAGTCAAGTAACCTAATGTTAAATCTTGCATTATCTACGCTTGTGAATTCTGCCGCATCGTCAATATCAATGACTACCCTCAAATGACCGTCTGCGGTGATGTTAGAGCCACTTGTTGACCTCTCGGTAGTCTTAGGCATACCGTGAGGAATATGGACGATTTGGAGTGCGTAGGAGAGCGAATTTGCACCATACCAAAAATAGTTCTCATCGAAACTCATACTACCACTGATATGTGCCTCTCCCGAATTTCCATTTCTACCATCGAGAGCATTAGTATTGCCTGCGAAAAGGTTGCCGCCCCACAGGGAAGCCCAAGCCCACGCTTTGTTATCGGTGTATGTAGAAGAACCGATAGTGAATACTCTTGGGATTGTTCTCGATTGGTCGGCTATGTAACCGTATCGAGCGTTATAGAGCATGGTGTCGTTACCACCGCCCATGTTGTGAGAGTCACCATGTCGCAGAATTCTTGTTTTGACCTGCATTGTAGCGTCTTTGTTCTTTTCATACTCTTGCTTAGCCATCAAAAGTGCGTCAGCCTTGCTATCAATATCGGGCATTTCCAAAATTTCCCATCGTGGCTTTTGTGTTAGTGTTGGTTCGGGATAATCTACGAACGAAGAACCGTTGCCGTAAAACACACGAACATTGGTGATTTGTGCGGCTGAGTTAGTATCAAGAGATGAAAAGGTTAGGTTATCTCTTGTGAAAGCAAATCCGCTATTGTATGTAGGTCTAAGGGACGGTTGAGAATCACGGCCCATTAACCAAGAAAATACATTACGAACACCGTATGTCTCGGACACACCGCTACTGGCTTGTATTGAAGAGAATATGCTCATGGCGTTGTTTGTCCTTGAGTCGTTTACAGAACCATAGTCGTCAACAGTGTTCGCTACTCTCCAATAACCTTCTCCGTTTGTCAATGAAGCACCGCTTTTGGTGATGTCAAAGGTAGTTGGTGTGACATTAGAGATAGTGTAGTTTGCCCTGTAATCATCTGCCGAATCTGTCAACTCACTGTTTTCTATGATTGTGATTACTGTTCCGTCAAACAAACCGTGAGGTGCTACACTGCCTCCCGAATCAGCAGTATTGACTGTGACAGTTGAACCCACACTTGCGGTAGTTGACAAGATGTAAGAACCTACTGGGACTTCTTGTTGAGTCGTAGTCATATTTTTAGTGACTGGGACAGTGTTGATGTCAACCATACCGTAGAGAGCAGATTGTGAAAGCCAGTTGTCAACAAGGCAATCATTCCATAAGACTCTAATCTTATCCGATTCGGAATGTGTCAAACTTCCCCTGTTTTCGACATAGCCGTTAATTTCCATCATCAATCTTAAGGGGAATATGTTAGCCAATCCCCAGTAAGCCGTAGCGTCAGTATAGACATCTTGACCTTCGCCAGTTACCTTTATCGCTCTCAATGCACCAGTAGTAGATGCCGCAAGAATAAGAGAACTTGCCGAGTTGTTAGTGTTCGTTCCTCCGTAACCAGTTCCGTTCCACTCTCCCGCAGTAGATGTTGCTATTCCACCGTTGACAAACTTTGTCAATTTTGTCATTTCGTAAGTGTATTCCGAATTGATTGTCGCAGTCCCACTACCACTTGTTGCGTTTATTCCAGTAACAGTGAATTCAGTATTGAATGAGTTTGTTGACATTACAGCATCGCTTGACGCTACTACTCTTGAGCCATCTACAACATTACTTGTTCCGTCGGTTATTTGAATCCTATGACCTTCTCGTAGGTATTTTATGCTACCAGTGGCTATACCCGAAGTATCAAAGGTTGCCACGCCATTAGCGTCTATCGAATAGGGGACTGATGTTTCTTCGTTAAACTTTCTACCTATTTCAAAATGAAACACTTCTTCTTTTGCATGACTTACTATTTGTGCAACTGAATTAGTGGCACTGGCAAACGGATAAATGTCATCGGATAGTTGTATTAGCCTATCTCCGATTTCGATGTCTGTTAGAACAGAAGCGGGATTTGAAGTCAATTTGGTAGCGTTTGAATTCCAATATGTAGAATTTGTGTAAAAGGTGTTTGAGGGCATCGAGGGTGCTTGAACCCAGTAGTTATCTATGAGAACTGGAAAACCTTCTGTTTCTACGAGGTAATCTCCTATTTCCTTTCTACCACCTGCTACTTGTCCTGTTTTACCACCGTTAGTGTATGTGTTTAAGTTAAAGAACTGCGAAGTGTCAATGATTAGAAATGCCCCCGCCTTGTCTCCCCAGTTGTGATATTTACTGTTGCTTTCGCTATCCGAACCACCAGTTATGCTTGACCAAGAAGCATTAGTAATTGGGTCTTTCAGCCCGTTCATAGACCATATCTGCAAATCTTCACCGACGACTAAATCTACAAATTCCTGTCTACTTTCTTCGGAAGTGTTATCCGAGTCTGCATAAACTAAAGAAAAAGTGTATGAATTTTTAATTGGGTTCATCAAACCAAATTCTGTTTTTCTAAAACCTGCATCGGCATCAGCGTTGCCGTCATTACGCATATCAGCCCAAAGAATCCAAATGTGCTTGTAGTCATTATCTAAGTCTCTCAAAACCACTTGCGAGTTAGCCGAATGGTCATATTGGAAAAAGTTAGTTGTGGGGATTGTTAGTGTGACTTCTCCAAACTTACAAGCACCCATAGTTCCAGTCTGCACATATCTTTTTTCAATCGAAATAGTGGGGGAAGTGGAATTAGACCAAGCATACGGGAATGCCGATAACCCTAATCCATTTGACCTGTTCCATTGACTAATAGAATAATAAGGGTTTACTACATAGGGGTAAAGGGCGGGAGAATCGGACGGTTGGACACTCGCCTGCCTTGTTCCATTTATGACAGTAGAGGTGTTAGTGCTTTCAAAATATTTTTTAGCCTGTTGAAGCCCGAATAGATAACCTGTAAAACCAAAAGAAGAGTTTCTTCTTGCACTACTGGTGCTATCGCATAATATCAAACGATATAGATTACTACCCATACCACTGATAGTCCATCGGTATGAATCATTTATTAGTTTATACACGCCATCTTCTACTTCGGTTAAAGGGCAGTTTTCTATCCTAACAACTGTTTGGTGTAAATCAGCAATACTAATACCTGCGGTAGTGAGTTGGGCGGGAGTGAAATACATCGAAGCAACAAAAGAAGTTTCTACTCTTTCTCTTGAAGTTCCCGCACCACGCTTAGTCGTTACCATTCCCCATGACCAACCAGTAGGTGTTAAGTTATACTGATACGAAGCCGCAGTATAGAATCCCGAATCAACCCTACCGTTTGAATCAACAAATTCTATGCTACCGAAATCGTCATCGTAAAGACCAAAATCAAGAACCATCGAAGAATCGCCTGCATCAAAATCACTTGCCAAAGTTCCTATCGCAAGAGGATTTTGCTTGATTCTTGAAAATGCGTGTTGAAACCACTTAGAGTTCTTTATGTCTTTAATCCACCGTGAGTGTATGCTTCTGCTTGCCGCAGGCGTTACATCTGCGTCAGCAGTGATGAATGCGTCCCAATCAGCGTAAGGGTCGTTAGCACCTTCGGTATCTTCACCTACATACATTTGTATTGGGTGAGCAGACCTGTTTCTCATTCTTGAATCTGCATGGGGAATGAATACTTCTTCGCCATCAAGAACTTCATTGTAGCCGAGAGTAGCGTTAGCCGACTGCAACCTTGAAGCACCGAAGTAGTAAAGGTCTAAGTGGTTTTGTGATTCACTTCTGTTGTATGCTACTGTTTCTGTTGAGTCATCATCACCACCTTGACCAAGTTCCCAGTTAGGTAACTGTGCCTCATTTAATGAAAAATAATCCTGTGCGTTGAGTTGAATAGTAGGTGTTCTATCGTTTGCATTTTGACTGTAACTCAATCCTGTTATAGTGCCTCGCCATAGTGGGCGATAGGGTTCATCTCTAAACATTAACAAAGACCAATCAGCATAAGACGATTGGTTGAAGAATTCAATCATCGAAAGTTGAGCGTCATCATCAATCACGGTCAAGTTGACAGTAGAGACTGCGTTGACACTTGAAGTATAGTTGAATGAAACTGCGGGAGGCATATCAACTCCACTGGGGAAATCATTGACTGGGCGAATCATACCTACATGGTCAATCAAGACTGCCATTTTCTTGTTACAATTTTTAGCCTCGATAGACCAACCATACATTGTGCTTGCTACGAACGGATTGCCGTCTACATCATTACCTATGGTGTTACCAGTAGAAACGCTCGTTCCGTTTTTGTAGACATCGTATGTGCCTGCCCCATAATCAAAAACGAAATCATAATCGTCCCAAAGAGAAGTAAGAGTAGGTGGATTCCATGAGGTCGCCTCTTGAAACGCAACAGGCGTAATTTCATACTCTACTGCCGCATGAGTGTAAGATGTCTCTCCACTTGCGGTGCTTGTCATAGCAGTTCCACTGCAACCGATTTTTAGTTTGATTCTTGCACTTGCCGTATCTACTGCACAGGCATGAAGTCGAATCGTAAATATGTCCCCGTCGCCCTTACTGTTGAGTGTTCCGTCATAAGCAAACACTGGGTCGTAAGTTGCCGATGTATCGTATATTTCCATAGCCATAAATGGTTTGCCCGATGGGGATTCAATCGGGTGCAAAAATGCTTTCGGTGAGCCGTTTTGGATATTATCTTCGTATAGGACTTCTCCACCATAAACGCCAGTCAAGAATGTTCTAATCATTTTCGATGGAGTATTAGCATTATCGGGAACACCCGCTTCGACTTCTAAATCATTGAGAGCGTTATAATCGGGTCTACGCATAGTGTCCCTGCCAAAAGTAGAATCGTTTGTTCCTATTGCGGCATAGTAGTTGCCTGTGGTGTCGTAACCGTTGCAGAATTGAATGTAGCCTTCTACTGCGTCACCAGTAGCGTAAGCGGTAGCACTACCGCCCACCGCACCAGTCCCCTCATCGTATTTTTGCCTGTTGGCATTAACAATCGAGTCGGGATATTGTAGATGAGCAACACCTTCATATTTGCCTGCATACCTACCTTGGAAATCGAGAGTTAGCCATTCGTGAATACCGTTGTTGTGAGCAAAGGGATATTCCGCACTTTGTTCGTTAAACATTAAAATTACTTTTTCTCCCGCTTTGTGTGCCTTTGAAAATGCCGTAATTGGAGTTGTCAAAGTATTCACGCTTTTTGTTGTGTAGACACCTCTTTCGTCACCTATGACGATTGATTTTTCTACTGCTGAACTTGGGAATGCCGTAGCATCAGTGAGTGTAATTGATGAACTGCCTGCGGCTACATCACTTGCGAGAGTAGTAGTGGTATCTCCGTAACCACGCTCGCACCATGCGTGTGTGTATCGAGTTGATAGTGGGGCGTAGCCGTTGATAGCGTTGCCGTGATGAGTTTTGATTGACTGCCAAGTAGCAGTCATTGTGTTTTTATCGTCGGGGACGACACGAGCCGCTATGAAGTTATCGTAATAACCTGCAAGCCACCAAATGAACCTTTTATTGACTGTTCTCATTCATAACACCATCTATCGCTTTGCTAATTCTCTATCTAATATGGCTATAATTCTTGAAGCCGCTTCTTCTTCATTGAAAAATCCGTGAAAGTTGTTGCTCATAATCACTTCGTTCTTGTGATATAATGTGCCTACACCTTGTTGGACTACTTGCTTGTATAATGAACCAGTGACATTACCATACTTGCCACCAAAGAACAACTCTTCTCTTGCGTTGCCGAAGTCATAAATTTCCTGTGTCAAATTCTTAACATCATCTGCAACTGCTTGAATTTTTTCGTTTGTATCACCCATCTCCTTACCCAAATTATCAGTGTGGTAAGCCGCCATCTGTTCGCTTAAAATCAAGTCATCAAGACTGTCAAACAAATTTGTTATTTCGGTAGAGTCGTATATTTCGCCAAGCATGTCATATTGTTCCTTTGTTAATTGATTACCTGCTCTTATGTATTCTACGAGTTGTTCCGCTAAACCTTTTGCCGTGACATCATAATGGTCTATGATTCCACCCATTCCATATTCTTGTGTTCTCCCAATATCGCCTCCTATATCTCTTATTAAGGCAATTGCTTTCTTTTGGTCTCTACGAAACATTGTCATTTCTTCATATGCCCCGCTTGCACCACTAAAAATATTTTCTATCTCTCTTACTTGCCTATCAAACTCATCTTCGTTTAATATCATACCTGCCAAATCTTCCCCGCTTTCCATTTTTTTAAGTATTGTTAGTAATGTTCTTGCTTCGTCAACAGACCTTGCGAGCATATCATCTAAGCCCACTTCCGCACCTTCAAGTTTCTGCAAAGCATCTTCTATACCGTTAATATCGCCTTGTAAGTCACTTGCTTTTACTCCGCTTAAGTCTAACATATTTGCTAACTTTTCGTCTGTAATTATGTTACTATCATCGCTGAGAAGTTGTAAGGAATTTCGAGTTGATTCTACTCCTTCACCCGCTTTTTTTAACGCATCTGCTAACATCTCGCTTCTCTCGTTAAGTAACAAGATAGCACCTCCTACTGCCGCAAAAGCAAGTGAAGACGCAAGTATTTTCGTCGTTAAGTCCTTAATTGCTTTCCCTGTATGACCCGACTGCCTTGCCGTTTGATACAAAGCCATTTGAGTTTGAAAAAAACCTTTACCTGCTTTTGTTACTTCGTTTATTGCAGGCATTATGTTAGCCGTCATTAGTGCCATTGACACAGCAGCACTTTTCGTCCCTCCCACCATACCAAAGAGCATACTTGTTGCGTTAGCCCCCGCTAAAGCAAACCTACCAAAACTTTTCTTTGTATCTTCGAGGCTTTTACTATATTCTGCTTGATATTCGGGATTTTTACGCAACTCTTTCATCAACACTTCTTGTTTTCTCGTCAAGTTTTGTGCGTCTTTTTCAAACATTTGAACTGCGTTTGCCTGTTCTAAAATGGCTTGTGTTTTGGCTTCTATGGCTTTTTCAAGTTCTTGTTCAGTCCCCAAAGAGTTAGTTTGGGCGTTGTCTAATTCCATCGTTAAATCTTTCAATTCTTTTTGATGACCCTTTAGCAAATCTTTTTCATAAGCAAGTTTCTTTTCGACATCAGCAAGTTCTTTTGTCGTTAGCGTCAAGTCTTTTTGTGACGCTTCGTAAAGGTCAAGCGTCCTTTGTGCGTGCATAGTTTCACCAAGTAGTTTCTTTAATGCCGCTTTCATTCCGTGAAAACCTTGTGCAGACAACTCGCTTCCCGATTTCATATCATCGAAAAACGCTTGCATATTTTTAGCCGAATTACGAGCCATTTCAGCCACATCTCTTGTGTCCTTTTCTTCATAGCCCCCCGCTTTTGCTTGAATTTCTTCGTTCATTCTCTCTACTTCTTTCATAGCGGCTTTAAATTCTATTGTATTTCTACCACCAAAAGCCTGTGTAAATAAATTACCACCTACGCCTTTTCTACCATCAATCGAAGGAGTTCTTGCTAATTCGTTTGCTGATTTTACTTTCTGCAAAGCACTGTGGACTTTTTCAAGTTCCTCTTTTCTTGCTCTTATGCTCAGCACTTCGTCGTCGCTCATTTTACCAATTATTTCATAATCAGCAACCATTTGACGCATATAGGCTTCTTCCGCAGTCTTTTTTGTTATGTAAATTTGATTGTATGTATTAAGAAGTTCATTTCCAGTAGCCGTTTCATATTCCAATCTTGCTCTAACTTTGTTGAAGTATCTATCTTCGGATTGACCTTCTGCGAGCATCATTTGATTTCTAAGATTAAAATGTGCTTGCGTATGAACTATTCTCTCTTTCAAAGTATTGACAAAGTATTCTTGCTTATGAGCGACCTGTGCTTCTAATTTAGAAATATTTCTTTGTTCTTGCGATAACTTCGCTCTTATGTGTCCTTCTTTTTGAACTTGGGCGTTTTTTCTTTGTTGAAGATAGAGCATATATTTAGCAATTCTTTCTTGGTCTTTTGACATTTTTTCGTTATACTTCAAGTAAGTAGCCTGTTTACTGTGTAAGTTATTGACCGCTACTTCAAGACCATGAAGTTGTCTTGTGACCGAATCAAACATTTCAAGTCCTATACCCATTGACTGAATCATAAGACCGAATTTGATAAACCCTTCTCCCATTTTTAGAGTAGCATAGAGTCTACCTATTGTATGTGAAAGTCCACCCATAGCATCATCGAGCATCAAAGTTGCGTCTAAGAAGTTAGCCTGTTGGGTCACAACACCTCTTTGGAACGGCATCATAGCCTCGCCCATTTGACCTTTAAGATTACTGTATCTTGCTTCTGCGATTTCTAACATTCTAACTTCGCTTTCTCTCGCCTTGTTTGCTTGTTGTAGTGCGTCATCAAGACCATATTGAGCCGCAGTAGCCAATTGAACTGAACGGTCATAGTTTTCCATCAATTTTAGGAAACGGACATAGTGACGGTTGCCTGCAATCGTTTGAGCAATATTCTGCTTCAAAGCAGGCGTTAGTTCGTCCCAACCCTTTCTTTTCATATCCTCAAGCACTTTTTGTAGAGGTAGCATATTACCTTCTGCGTCACGAACTGTAATATTCATTTGCTCAAGTTTAGTTGCCGCACCGTTGATGTCACCACCAAGCCGAGCATAAATCATACGCAAGGCTCTACCCGAAGCACCGTGTTCTTCACCTGCTTCAAGGAGGACGGCAGACATAGCCGACATATACTCAAACGAATCACCTGCCAGTTTCGCCTGTGCTGAAAAGTTTGTCATGGTTTTAACCAAATCTCCTTCAAGAGCAACCGAACGGTTAGCGACTGTGTTGAGGACATTGAGAGAATGTGCTAAGTTTTCATTCAATATTACTCCTTGCTCTCCCGCTTCAAGCCTATCGAATTCTGCTTTTGTCAACTCTCCGTAGGCTATGCCTGCCTGCTGATTAAGAGAAATAAGACCACGCATGGATTCTTCTGCGGTCAAATCCGAAATTTCAGTAAGAATATTGGCTTGTTTAACAAGTTTGGGGATATTTTCATTTCCTATGATATTACCTACCTGTGCGGCACGAGAACCTGCGGCAAGTGCTTGGTCTGCTACTACTCCGTAACTTTCTCCAATTTCTATGAGTTTGGTTGAAACACCCGACATATTTGCACCGTCATAGAATTTTTCAAATTCCACTCTTGCCAGTGCTACTTCTCTACCTAACTGAGTTACCGCATTTATGGCTACATCTATTTGATTAGTCAAATCGTCTAACGGTTTGAATAGAGCCTCGAAAGAATCCAACATAACCGCCTTAACTGCGGTCATTTTTGAACGAGAGTCAGCGATTAGTTTATCCGCTTGAAACTGAGCGACAATGTTAAAGAACGCTTGTGATGCACCAACTCTTGTCATTCAATCACCTCGACTTACGCTATGAAGCCTCCGTCCTTTAATAATTGTAGTGCTTCGCCATCTTCGATAGTAGCCGCCTGCCTTCTTGCTCGTCTTTGTTGCTTACGAGCCTGCATAGCGTTGACATCTTTTTTAGAGTCGCCATAACTGTCTTTGATTTGGTCGTGAATTTCATTCACAACTGCAAGGTCAAATTCCATTTTTTGCCAACCGCCTTCACAAGTGTATTTTTCGAGAAGGTCGCTCGGCAGAACCCCCTTGTAAGATGAACAAAGGGCAGGGGCTACCTTGCTCAAGAGTCCAAAGGGACTGCACCTTCTTCGTCATTCCCACTTACGAAATTGTAAATTTCCATCAATTCATCACGGTCAATGATGTTAATGTCAATTTCATCAATTACACAAATGGGG